TTGGCGTCGATGCTGGCTGGGACGTACTCGAAGAGTTGCTCGAAGGCGCGGATGAGGCGCTGGTCGGGCAGGAACTTTGCAAGGTCATTCCGATTGGGCTTGATGGAGTTGGCCATTTACCACACAAGCGGCTCAAGCCGCGCCTCCAAGCGGGCCATTGACAAGTGCGCGTCGCTCGTCCCGCGAAAGCGATACGTTCTCCAGTCTGCCATGCGACCGTTGCGCATCCATGTCAGGCGCTTGTTGCGGTCTCCAGTCTTGCCGGCGCTGACACCGCGTTCTTGCGAGTAGGTGATTCCGTCTGTCGAGTAACTCGCGAAGATAGTCGGGTTGATGCCGATGGCCACGCGCCCAGGCAGGGCGACGAGCTCCAGTTCGTGGAAGATGGCTCCCTTGCCTTCGTTGTAGAAGATTTGCGTCTCGAACTGCCAACCGATGCGCTCCCCCCAGAGCGAGGAGATGTCTTGAACCGCGTAACCGAGATTGGGCGCTGAGGTGTCCCCGCAAATCCACTTGTCGTAGGCGTGGATGAAGTTGCGTGCGCGGTAGCTGCTGTTGCCGTAGAGACCGTCAGCCAGCGTGAACCAGATGGCTTGGCCGGCGACCTGCGAAATCGCGCCGTCGTAGACTAGCGTGTGGTCCGGAAGGTGGATGTAGAGGTGGTTAAGTCCGTTGTACAGACGTGTTTCACAGATAGTCGTAGCCAGAGCAGCTTCAGAGTAAGTTGCCAGAATCTGGTCAATCTCCCGTGTAGCGATTTTGACGGTGTTGGCTCCGGACGCCAGCCATACCGATGGCGCCTCGTTGCGTCCGCCTCCGACGAAAGCCACAGAATCCAGATATACGCAGCAGGAGTACGTTCCGATTCCACCCCGTTGAATCTGGGCTCCTTCGATGCGAGCGAACGGGAAGGATTCAATGGTGCCACCGACGTTGTTGAAGAGCTCAATGGTATGTCGGTTAATCGCATAGACCTCGTTCCGGAACTTCTGAATCGAGATGATGGGGTCCGGATCGGCTTCGGATGTCGCCTTGGCCTGAACGATGGTTGGGTTGACCAAGTTCGTCGTAGCGATGAAAAACCCGTCCGTCAGAAAGAAGTACCCATCCACCCAGCAGAAGTCGATGATTGGACCCATTGACGGGTCAGGCGTGAGGCTGGTGAGCGTTGAGCCATCCCAGTAGTACAGCACGCCGCTGGAAAGAATCGCCAGCAGCGTCTCCGAGTAGTCAAGGGTCACTTGACCACTGCCGCCAACGTCCGCGAGCACCACCACGTTCCCAAGCGAACTCACCGAGACGAGCTTCGTGCCCATCACGCGGTAGAGCACGTTGTTCCACTCAATGCCGCCACGGTCGAGCCCGGGGCCTACCGCGAACTGCTTAATCCCGTCAGCCGGTCTCAGGTAGCCTTCGCTCAAGCCGGATGGCTGAACGACGGGCACCAAGTTGCGCGGGTAGCTGCGGCGAAAGTCGCCGGCCCCGTCCGTGTAGATACCGCTGAGGAGTGGGACTTGCATTACTTCTTCTTAGCGGTCTTGGCAGAAGCCTTGAACGCAGCAGCGGTCGGGGCGCCCTTGGAGCCTGGCTTGCGCATACGCTCCTTGCTACCGGCTTCGATGCGTTCGCGTTTGGCGTGGATGTTGGCGTAGAGTCCTTTTTTCATTTGCAGTTCCAGCGTTTGAGTGAAGCAGCTTTGCGGGTGGGTCGGCCTTTCTCGTCTTTCATGGGCCCAGGCATCCCGCTCATACGCGCACAGAAAGACGCCTTACGGCCCTCGTCTGCCTTCGTCTTGGGGTTGGGTGCAGGCGCCTTCAGATTCGAGCCTGTGGCGCGGTTGTACTTTGCGCGGCCTTTCGCGGTGAGCCCAGCGCCTTGGGACACTGGGAGCTTCTCGCCGCGAGAGACCGAGAGGTTGACTTGCTTCTTAGCCATTGGACTCTTCAGGAGGAGGGGCGAAGCTGCCGTCTGGCTGTTGAATCCAACCGATGTCGCATTGGATTCCGTCAACGTTCACAAGCGTGGTACCGGCCGGCGGCGTGTATGGGCTTGTGCCATCCCAGATGATGATGTTCAAAACGACCTTGCTAGCGTCGTCAACGATTGCGTATCTCATTGTTTAGAAGTAGGTTGTTACAACAACGATGCCCTGCGATCCGTCCCCGCCTTTGCCTGAGAAGGTCACTCCATCAAGAGCAGCTCCACCTCCGCCCCCTCCGCCACCGTAGAGGCCACCGTTTCCGCCGTCACCTCCGTTGCCCGTGAAGCTAGATCCGCCTCCACCACCACCGCCAGAACACAGTGGAAGGTTTGCAGCTACACTCGGAGCGGAGTTTCCATTTGAGGAAATAGCACCGCCGGTGCCTAAGCCTCCAGTGAACCATGTGGACAAACAAGTTCCACCATTTCCTCCTGCAAATCCTACCGTAGCTGAAGCAGGAAGACCTCCACCTGCGCCTGCGCCTCCTGCTCCGACAAGTGCACTTGTTGTAGAAGGACCAGCTCCAGTTCCTCCGTTTGAACCTGATGTTCCTTGGAACATTGCCCTAGCCGATGCCGCCGAACCAGCAGGACCGCTTGCTGTTGTCGTGGCACCTGCGCCTCCTCCTCCGGACACTTGAACGAGCGTTCCAAACGAAGATGCTCCTCCAGCGGATCCAGCCGTTCCGTTGACGTTTGTTCCGGTTACAGCAGCCCCTCCAGTACCGCCTGCGCCAACTGTGACAGTTTCCGTAGCCCCAAGAAGGGATGCCTGAAAGCCCCTCGCAGAATAAGACCCGCCTGCGCCTCCGCCTCCACCTGGGGCTGTTGCTGTGGTGCCGCCTTTTCTTCCAGCGCCACCTCCGCCGCCGCCTGCAATCACAACCACATCAACGTAAATAGCCCCTGCCGGCTTCGTCCACGTCCCGCTGGACGTGAACACCTGCACGTCCGTCGGCGTTGCGCTCCCGCCGGTTGTCGCAATCGTAATAGCCCCGTCCCCGTTCGTCACCGTCACGTTCGAGCCTGCCGTCAGCGTAGCCTTGGTGAGGCCACCTGCGGCGTTGCCGATGAGAAGCTGGCCGTTCGTGTAGCTGGTCTTCCCCGTGCCACCAGACGCCTCAGCCAGCGTTGCGCTGAGGCCAGCCGCTAAGCCGGTGGTGTTCTGGTTGAGCGTTGGGACGTCAGCGGCTTGGATTGCCGACATAACAACGTCCGATCCGTTCCCGCGAAGGTACTGACCGGAGGTCGTTGCGCCGGCGAGGTTATCCATCGCGGCCTGCCGGCTGGCAGACTGCATGAAGGAGTCGATGTCAGAGGATACTGTAATGTCAGGCATATGCTTTAGGGTCTGATGTACCGGTCAACGCCGCCTGGCCGGCGATAGTAGTTCGTTCCGCCACCAGGGCGCAGGTAGAACGACGCAGCGGGAGGAGGCCCTGGCGGGGTCACCGTGGGCCCCGCAGGCGTCTTCGAGCGTCGTCTTGAGAGGTAACGAATCACAGGCCAGCGCCGCAGATGAAGTTAACCGTCGTTCCGGAAGGCGAGATGATTGCGATGACGTTATCGTCCTCGAACTTGCCAAGGGACACTTGGCTGCTTGGCATGACGATGTAGTCAGCGGTCGTTGCGGTAATCGTGCCCTGCCCGATGCGGACGTAAACTGGATTGGTTGAACCGGTGTTGGTCACGCAGATGCTGCGGGTGCCAGAGCGGATGCTGTACTGGGCGGAGGTTCCAGTTGCTGACTGGGTTTGTCCGCTGCCGTAAGAGGGATTGAATGGGAGTGTCATATTAGCCTACGCGATACCATTTTTGGATGACCGGCTCGAACCGGAGTGTGAAGAAGCCGTTTGCCGCGAGAGTCGTCGGAACGCCGCCTCCGACCGCCCCGTTCAGGTTCACCGTCAAAGCGGTGATTGTCTGGGTGGTGTTGACGAGAATCTCTTGGTTTGCCACGCAGCCCGAGACCTGCGGGAGTTGGATTGTCAGCGAGGCCACTGTGCTAATGGGCGTAAGCACCAGCCACACGCTGTTGTTCGTGCCGCTGATGGCGACCGTCGAGCCGCTAATCGGCGAGGAGTACTGGATGACCTTGCCATCGTTGACCGTGACGTTCTGCTCAATGAAGTCAGCCACCACCGCTGCGGTGCAGTTGTAGTCGAGCCCGTTCTGGTTGACAGCAAACAACGTCGAAGGGCTGATGCTATCGACGTTATCGAGATTTTGAATAGCCATGTTAGAGGAAGAGAAGCTGACCGTTGGGTTGTTGCTCGATGGGGGCGATGGACGGAACCGGCAAGAACGGCCAGTCCACATCCTTGTTGCCAGCGCCAGCAGGCATCTGCGAAGGGTACTGCTGCTGGAGGACGTTGGCGCTCTGCATGAGGAGCGTCTGGTAGCCAGCAATCGCGCCTGTCTTGGTGTCAGGCGAAGGCGATTTGCCGTACTGCGGGGCGATACGCATCGCCAAATTCAAGATGATTGCCTCATTCGCCGTGAGCGGCACATTGGTCTGCGTGTCGAGGTCAGCGTTGTCAGGCGAGTTGGTCAAAGGGTAACCAATCTGGATGGCTTTCGCGTACCACTGCGCCACCATGGCATCAAGCCGGCGCACCGCTGACTGAAGTTCGTCGGGCGTGAGGTCAAACACATAAGACGCCAGCCCGAGTTCCTCAAAAGCGGCCTCAACGAACTGGCGTTTAGTGTATCCCATGCGGTTATTTGCGCTTGCGACGCGGTTTATCTTCTTCTTCGTCTTCTTCAGCCAGCAAAACCGGCTCTCCAGCAGCCTCAGGAGCAGGTGCAGCCTCGGATTCGGGCTCACTGACCACAATCTTCACTTTCGGCTCGTTCTTGAGCCTTACAGCGGCCTCGACGGCCTTGTTGTAGACGTCCACAGCCTCTTCAACACTCAAACTCCAGCCCAACTTGAGCGCGTCATCGAGTTCGTCTTGAGATTCGACGCCACAGTAGTCGTAGGTGCCATATCGCGCAGGGTTTTTGCCTGGCGAGCGGTACACCATGATGGGGAAATCAGTCATTTTTTCAGTTTGCCGACGGGTTTTCCAGCCGCTTGCTTCGCTTTGCGAGCAGTCGAGAGCGCGATTGCAATCGCTTGCTTCTGCGGTTTGCCGGACTTCATCTCCCTACTGATGTTCGAGGAGATTGTCTTCTGTGAATAACCCTTCTTGAGCGGCATAAGTCCTTGGTTTCAGTTAAGTTAAGGGGATGGCCCCGAAGGGCCACCCCCCGTTTGCGGGAACTATACCTGATTGAACAGGATGATACCACTCATTTCGGGCTGCTTGTTGACAACCCCGTAGAACGTGTCCACACGATACTTGGTCGTGAGGGTGTTCTGGTCGAAACGCTTGGTCATAACGAGCTCCAACCCTTGGTCGGTTGAACCGCGCATCACCGCAACGCCAGCGTTGTCGGGGAGCGAGTAGCGGCCAGGGAGGATTTCAATCGCGTCCTTGTGCCAGAAGCAGTTCACAGGAGCTGCCGCCGTGTTGAGGAGCGTGATTGAAGCGTTGGATGCCTTCGTGTTCGCCACGCAGTTTTGGTTCTGCGCGGAAGCCGCGTTGGCAACCTGGTTCGAGATGATCGGAGGGCTGATGACGATCGCTTGGCTACCGGCAGCAGGCGCACTCGCCGAGATAACACGGAAGGTCTTAAGCTGACCGGTGTCACCTTTGGTGATGTGATGCACTGCGTTGATGCCAGCGATGGTGAACGCGTCCCCTGCCGCCAAAGCGCCAGCGGAAACTGCCACCGTCAGCGACTGGAAGCGGTTATCCACGTTGAGCCGCTCAGCCGTCGTTGGCGAGGTCGAGATGGCTTTCGGGATGTAGTAGTTCGCTGCCGCGTCGGTCGTGTTGATGGTTGCCGTAGCAGAACCAGCCGCCAACCGCACCGCGTAGTCGAGCTTGTAGATGTCGAAGGACGCTACCATCCCAACGTACGCACGCTCATACGCCTTGTCGGACTTCTGGTTCCCGAAGGAGCGCGAAGCCTTGGCAAGGTCGTTAGCAAGACCGTTGTAGTCCCGCGTGTTGAGCGCGAGGTAGCGGTCGCCGTCCATGATGCCTTGCTCGTTGAAGATGGCCTCGCACTGGGCGACGTCATCGAAACCGCTCGAAGCACCAGCCGCCGTCGTGCGCTTAACCACCAGCGTGCCCTGATTGGCCGCGATGTTCAGCACCGACACGTTGATGTCAGAGGCGAGTTTCTGCTTAGCCGAGTTGCCAAGGCGTTGCTCTTGCAGAGCGTCACGAAGCTCTTGAGCGTTGAGCTCGAAAGCGACCGTGCGTGTCTGGTTGATGCTGGCGGGAACCGCGAGCTGGGTGTAGGAGGCGTAGCCGCCAACGCTGGTGATGTCTGTGCCCACACCGGCGTTCGAGAGCGAAGTTGCGATGTAGGGCTGCGGGCGCCAGATGACGTTGTTGGTGCGCTCCATCATCGTCTGATCCGTGTTGTAGATCGAGACGTTACGGGAGAGGACAAGCGCGTCGTTGAACCCCTCAAGGAGGTTTTCAAACGCTACGCGCTCTTCTTTATTGAACGAGTTAGCCATAGGTTACTTTTTTGACTGCAATTGACGTTTGTAGGCGATTACTTGCGTGTAGTCACCGGTGCGCTCAGCCTTTGCGCGTAGGTTGTCCAACACTTCGTCGGAACCACCGGTTGACCTAGCCCCGCCGGACGGTGGGGTCTTCTCTGGAGGAGGAGCAGTTTTCTTTGTCACCTTGAGTTGTGTTTCGAGTTTTGCCACCGCGAACGCGAACCTCACTGGGTCTTTTATCTCAGAGAGTTCTTTCGCTTTCTTGGGGTTTTTACCCAGCGCGTACACCAGCAATGCCGAGTTGTCTGAACCCTGCAACAGGATCCCTTGTTGAGTCGTGTTCAGCACCTCTTGCACCGCAGATTCGGCATCTTCGTAGTCTCGAACCTTCAGCTCAGTCTTGGACTTCGCGTAGTTCTCGAGCTTCTTGTGCCACTCTGCTTGTTGGGCTTGCTGCTCTTCCTCGGCCTTGGCTTGGATTTCAGTAGCTTTCCGTTTCCGGTCAAACCACTCTGCCAGCTTGGCCTCGTACTTCTCCGTGTCGTAATCAGCGCCTTCAAGTGTCGGCTTCGGCCCAGGGTCAACCGGATTGTTCTCAGTTGCCGATATTGCCTTCAGCTTCTCTTCTAGCTCCCGATTCTTACGGTGCAGTTCCCGATTGGTTTTACGCACTTCACGCACCCATTCCGGTGCTTTCTCTGCGTCCTCTTTCTGGGTTGGCGAATCCCCGATGCTGACGTCAATCTCTTCTGAAGCGGTCGCTTCCCCGTCTTTGGCTGGCTCCGAGGTCACCGGCGCACCGGTCTCCTCAGCCACAGCCTCCGCTACGGGAGCTTCCTCATCGTCCAAGACAACTTCAGCATCTACTGCCGTGTTGTTGTTCTCCATTTTTTCTCAATTAGTGGGTCTGTCCACTAAAATGTTTGCACCGGCGCTACCAGCTTCTGCACATCGTTCTCGATGCGGTCCGCCAGCTTCATCGCCTTGTCCTGATCAATCTGACCAGCCTTTGCAATCGTTTCCTCAGTCTTCGCCCGCGTCTCCTCGGCCTTAGCGAGCGTGAGCACCGTGTCGGCCTGTGCCTTTGTAGCGAGCGCATTTGCCCTTTGCGCCTCTGCTGCGAAGTACTGCGTCTGTGCGTCCGGTTGGGCGTTCTGGGCCTCGGCAAGGAGCTCCTGGGCCTCTTGCTCGGTGGGTTTAACCGCCCCCATCTTCAGCAGCTTCTTGCGGAAGTAACTCCGCACGTCCCCAAGCCCTTCGCCTTCCATGTTCATCATCGCCATGGACGATAGCACGTTCATCGTCTCAGGGTCTTGCGTCACCGCCATCATCGAGAGCAGCGCCTGCACCGTCGCTTGCCGCTTCGTTGTCGAAGACGGCCCCACGTCCACCGCCACGTCAAACTCGGCTTCAGACAGGTCGTTGTCGTACTCAAGTTCACCGCTCTCAGGGTTAATCACCGGTGTCATTAGCTCAATCTCGTCCTGCTCGCCGTTGGACGTCACAACCTTCATCTTGCGCTTATCTTCCACGAACACGTCTTTGGCCATGGACAGCCAAATCTCGCCCACGCGCTTAATGGCCTTGGCCATGTTGGACACGTAGATGTAGCTCTGCATATCGAGCCGCTGCATCACCAAGTCCACGGCTTTACTCGTAACGTGGGACACCATCTTGTCCCCGTTGCCTTGGCTCCCAAGGAGCTGCTGCATGTCGACGTCTGTTACCTGCAAAAGCGCCCCCATCGCCGGCGGAATCTGAGGGGATTTCGTGTACGCCAACGGCGGCGCCGGTTGCACCGCGCCTTGCGCGTCCGTAATCCCATTCACCAGCAGGTACGGGTAGTTCTTGAGGTTGTCTTCCGCCCACATCACCTGATGCCCCGCCACTTGTTCAGGCATGAAAATGGGCTTCTCCATGGACGAGAGCGCCGAAATCTCTGCGAGCTTAGAGAGCTGCATGTTCTTTAGGCGCTGCATGTCTTTGGCAAGGCGCACATGCCCCATGCACCGCTCCACGTTGTCCACAAACCACCGCTTCCCGTACACCGGCACAATCGGGATGCACCGCCCCGCAATGTACCCGCAGTCCTCAAGGATCTTGCCCCCAGACATAATCCACTTGTGTACCTTCTTCTGCTTAATCTTCTTGCGCTTAACTTCCTTGTACCCAAGCGCCTCCATCTCCTCCATCTTGCCTTCCTTTAGCACCGACAAAAGCTCCTTTTCCTCATCCCCCGTAAGCCCCTCAAACGTCACCATGTAGTCCGTCGTCTCCTCCACGCGGTAGTACTCCGCCACATACACCACGTCCGGTGTCTGCCAGTCGAACTGGGTGCGCGTAATCTCTTTCGGCCACGTCGTGGGATCATCCCCCCACTCCGCTTCGTAGTCCTCGCGCGTTAGCGCCGTAATCACAAAGCACCGCTTCGCGTCCGCCTTGTCTTGCCGCTTCGCGTTCAAGTCAAAGTACACCGAGGAGTCCGCGTCGTAAATCGGCTCAATACAGATGCGCTGCTCGTCGCTCTCACCGCTGTACTCGTCCTCGTACTCGTTGCGCAGCCGCAACGCCCCAAACCCACCGGTCACCGCCTCTTCAAAGGCGTTGTCATACGCCTCCTCAGCGCTCGAGTCCACTTCCGTCGCCCGAAAGAGACCGTTGCACGTCTCCGCTAGTGACTCGTACTCTTTTTCCTTGGGGACGTACTCCACCGTGATGCGGTTCGACCGGTAGTCGTTGATAATGCGCATCACCGCCAGCTGCGTCTTGTTCACCTCGAACCTCGGCCGGTTCTCGTACTGCTCAGAAAGCGGCCCCTCCCACTGGGCCCCGGGGATCGAACAAAACCGGCGGTCTTGCAGGCACTGCAAACGCTCGTTCCTGAGTACCTCCTGAATGCGGTCAAACTCCGCAAGCGCGTCCGCGTGGACCTTAACCGGATCGTTCTTCATGCTCATCATCATGCGGGTTTAAGGGCTTGTGTCAATGGGGCTCGGGGTAGGGGTTGGGGGCTCGTGGACTTGGGGGCTTGGGGGTTCGTGGAGCTTGCTACTTCCTCGAGAAGAAGTTCATCACCGGTACCACGTCAATGAGCTTCTGCATCCGCTTCTTCAGACTCAAGGCCGCTCGGTTGAGCCCGCTCACCACCAAATACCGCGTCGCATCCATCAAGTGGTCGTTCTCCTTCACAACCCGCCCCTTGTCGTCCCGCCGGTACAACCGGAACTCCGCCACCCAGTTCGTCATGCTCTTAAACACCTTCAGCCGCCCCGTCGACATCCGCTGCCACACGTCGTATATCCCCGTCTCCACCGCGTTGTTTGCCACCGTCAAGTCCAAGCCCATCTGCCGGTACCTCACAAACAACTGCTGCCCGTCTACCTGCGTTCTGCCACGGGAGGCAGGGTCAATCACCCCAGGTATCCCACGCCCCCTCGCGTTTATCGCCTCCGCGTGAATCGCCGGCTCCGCCTGCCCTCTGTAATGCTCCGAGTACAGGTACAACGTGTCACTCTGCTGGTCCAACGCCCCAAACACCGCCGCTGTCTTGTTCCACCCCACATCCATCCCAAACACCCTCGGCCAATGCACCGGCACCTCGAAGTCAGGCACCACAAGCTCGCTCTCCGGTACCGGATATATCGCCCCTGCCCCCAACTGCGGCACACCCTTCGACCGTGCGTCCCTCTGAAAAGGCGGTATGCTCGACCACAAATCCTCCTTCTGCTTTTGGCTCAAGTGCGGTACGTCGTCCCACGTCGCCATCCCCACGAACTTCGTCCCCTCCGCCCTCTCGCACACCTCCCCGTCCCTCAAGAACGCCATCACCGTCTCACTCATCCCCAAGAGCGGCGTGAACGTCAGCATCACCATACCGTCGTTCGTCATCGTCCTCAGCAACGACTCCGTGTAGATGTCCAGCGGTGGCTCCTCGTCCAGCCAGATGATGTCCTGCTCCGTTCCTTGGAAGCTCTCGCGACGCTGGTCGTAGCTCTTGAGCGTTAACCGCGACTCGCCCCCTGACGCGTGCCGGACCACGATGATTTCCACCGCGTCTGCAATACCGGCCTTGGCTGACACCCGCAGGATGTCTTCCTTCGGGATGAGGCCCGTGCCGTGGCTCCCAGCCGGTCCCAGCAGCTTCATCTGCAAGATGTCCCGTGAGGTCTTACCGGTGTCCCCTGCCGCCCACGCCGAGATAGGGCGGTCGAACCGGCGGCCCGTCCACCATGAGGGGTACCGGCCCGTCAAGTGTACCGCCATCTCGAAGCCGCCGATGCCTTCCGTCTTGCCGACGCGGTTGGCTGCCATCATCAGACGCTCCTTGTACTTCGCCCCCGCCTCGAAGAAGGCTAGGTGCTTCTTGTAGAGCTCCCGCCTGAGGGGTCCGGTGTCTGGGTAGTAACCGAGCAAACGGCGCTCACGTTTGCGCCTCTGGAGTTCCTCGAGGCACATGACCAGTTCTGCTTTCTCTTCTGGACTGAGTTCTTTCACGGTCTAATAGCGACATTCACGGAGACGCCGCCGTCTCCGCTGTAAGTTCCGGCGCCCCCTTGGGGGGTCTTGCCCCTTCCTAATCTGGTATTGGAATCCATTGGAATCACTCAGCGTTTATGAGTTTGGACCATTACGCAATACAATAACCGACATGGACACTTCTTTTGACGTCACCTCTTTACAGCAACCTCTTCAGCCTCAACGGCTTGCCAAGAATCCAGTGTGGACGTTGCCAGATCGCCAGATTGAATCATGGCAGCAACCCGCCTTTGAAGGTCCGAGTCTGACAATACGGCAACCTCTTGAGCCTCTTTTTGCCCGAACGGCGACGGCTTTGGAATCACCTTTGATATGAGCGAGCAATAAGTTCGCGGGTCGGTTCGCGCAACCTGTTCCAAGTATTTCGCACCTCCAACGGCTTCAAACGAAGCAAGAATCGCATCCTTCAGGATGCATCCAACCTTTCCGAGCGAACCAATAGGCCTTGCCATTTATTGCGAGTTTTTTACCCAGAGAGGCAGCAACGCGAGACCATCCTCTACCCTGATGCGCAAACTTTGCGCTTTTTTGTTGTTGCCACACCTCCCACCTTGCGCCAACATTGCACCAAGTCCAAACGGACCCAAACAATCAAACCTGATATAAACCAATGAAAAACAACCTCTTGTCCTTCGGATTCTTCGCCCTCACCCTCGCCGACACCCTCGCGTTGTCCCAACTCACACTCACGCTGCCCGAAGCGCTTTGCGTCATGGCGCTGCACCTCTGGTCCACTGTCCTTTTTTGGCGCTCGCTCCTCTCCTAAACCCCTCAGCACAAACCACAAACCACAAACTAAAAATGAGCATCAGAACCAAAACCCTCAGCAAGTCCGCAACAATCATTGGCAGAGACGGTTATGTCTCCCAGTCAGGCGTCACCGTTAAAGCAACGTACTGCAACAACTCTTTGACGTTGTTGACGTTGGGAGCAACCCCGCACGCTCCATGCGACATCATCCAACTCATCCGAGATGGCGAGCGTGGACACATTACCATGGCAAGCGGTCTTACCGTCATCCTGTAACCCTCTCCCTATCAACCCATAACCAAACCAAACCAAAACCAAAACCAAAACCAAAAAACAAAAATGAAAACCGAAACCTACACCGAAGCGTCTCCCGCCGTTTACGTTGGCACCTTCGCCAAATACAACTCCGGATCAATCAAAGGAGCGTGGATTAAGCTGGAAGGCCACACCGCGCAAAGCTTTATGGAAGCTTGCCTAGAGCTGCACAAAGACGATGCGGACCCTGAGCTTATGTTTCAAGATTTCGAAGGCTTCCCTCGTGCCTTCTACTCTGAAAGCGTCTTATCCCCAAGCCTTTGGGAGTGGATGGACTGCAACGACTCAGATCAAGCTATCTGGGAAGCTTTTACCGAGTGTTTCGGCTATTCTTTCGAGGAAACCACTCTCTCCCAAGCCCTTGACGCGTACGTTGGCGACTACGACTCTCCCGAATCCTTCGCGGAAGAGTATGTTTCAGAGCATCACGATCTCGACTCAATGCCTTCATTTTTAACAGCTTGCATCGACTGGCAAGCGGTATGGAACAGTGCGCTACGCTTCGACTTTTGCGAGCACAACGGGTGCTTTTTCTACTCAAACCACTAAACAAGAACCCTTTGCACTACCAAAAAATGAAAGTCACAACTCCACGCTACAGTAAGGTATTCGGAACCCCAGTCGATAGACTCGCGGAACAACTCGGCAACGCGCACCTCGCTTTGGAAGCTCTCAAGGATTCCATGAGGGACATCGAGTTCAATGCACGTGACTACAGCAACGCGGAATGGACGGAAGCCGTCGCAGAACGGGAACAAGTGCGCAAGGCACTTACGCTTGTCGAGAACTACCTTCTCGAGCACCTCGAGGCGGTACTTGCCTAGGTTTAACGCGCCACACCAACCCGCACCCATGCAAACCAAACACAAACCAAACGACCGAGTAATCTACACCGACGAGTTTGGAAGACGTTTCCCTGCGCGCATAATCTCAATTCAAGGAGAGATTGCGCACGTTATTTTCAGCGACGGCGATGATGGGTGGGACCGTTTGGACAGACTGGCAGCATTTGATGATGACGCTTGGCGAGTAGGCTCCGACGGCCGACTGTACCGACACTGAGCCCCACCTCTCCCCATACTCCGGCCGCGTCCTTCACTGGATGCGGCCTTTTTCGTGTCCTATCCTCTCCCGCTCCCCTCTCGCCCCTTCCCGCGCTTCTCTCCCCCTTTCCGCTATGGCCGCCCTCCCCGCTTCCTTCCTCGCGTTCTAGGCCCCTTTCCGCGCGTTCTAGGGCCGCGCTTCTGCGCGCCACTCCCCCAAGACCGCCCTTATTTTGCACCTCAGACCGTTTTCCGGTTTTCTCCCTTTCAGAAACTTTTTCACGAAATCGAAAATCCCGCCAACCGTTTTGGATTTGGATCGTTAATCCGGTTTTTCCGCCACAAACCCCACACCTTTCGCAAACTTTTCGCAACGTTCCCCTAAAGCTTTCCGTCGGAGCTGCCGACAAACCCAAGACAACCCCAAACCAAAAAGAAACCATGCAAAACCAAACCCTGAATAAACCCCGATCCAACAAATACCCCGCCGACTGCGTCGGCTGTGGGTGCCGTGTACCAGCGAACACCGGCACGCTATCGCGTGCGCGGTCTGGCTGGACTGTGCATTGCCCTGACTGCGTTGACCGGTGCGGGGATGCGCCATCTGAGGCCTCTGATGAGGCGCTTTCTTGGAGCAAGGGCAATGCGGTGACATACGGCATTGCTTTCTCCACCGGCGAGCGCTTCACGCGTAACCGCCGTGGTCGGTGTATTGACGCGCCCTGTTGCGGGTGCTGCACGATTTAACACCGCGCCTCTCTCCTCTTCCCTAGCCGAGCCGCCCCGTTGTGGGCGGCTTTCTTTTTGATTCTTTTTCCTTTCTTTCACGCCCCAGCGTCAAAAGAAAGAGAACCATCCTGCGCTCCTCACCCGCGCCCCGCCCTGCGGTGCGTTCTCGGTGCCTTTCTGCGCGTTCTGGCCCCATGCCCTGACCCGTTGCCCTGACGTCCTGACCCATGCCCCATCCCTCATCCCGTCCCCCGCCTCATCCCCCGCCTGATCCGTCTCCGTCTCCGCCGTCCCGTTCCGTCCTCTCCGTGGGAGCTGCCTGCGCTGACCGCTCACTGCGCAACCAGACATAAGTCCGTACGTCCTGTTTTCTGGGTGTGATGGTTTTCCGATTTTGTGGGATTGGAAAAACTTTTCACGAATCTGAAAATCCCGTCAGCGTTTTTGAAACTGGAACGTTAATCCGGTTTTTGGTTTCACAGCTAACAGCCGCTCTCAGCCTGCGCAGGGCGGCGGAGGCCGCCGCTGGGCGCCCTGCTTTTCTTGCCTCCAGCAGCCTGATGAGTGCGTCGACTTGGGCGACGCCTTCGGACAGTGACATACGCTCTATCCTGCGGTTGTTTGACTGCTGTATTACCCCCTCGTCCTCAAACGCACCCAACAGAGTAAACTCAAGGCTTTCGGGGTGGTTTTGGGCTGTGTTTTGGGGACGCGCGGTCACAACCCGAACTCCTCGGCCATGGTCACACGCACAACGGTCGGCACACACGCCTGCATCCACCGGTCCGCGTCGAGCAGCAGCCCCTTGTCCCCGCCCCTCCACTCCAGATCCGCCACAACCCGCGACAGAAGCCGCTCCTTGAGCTCGCTGACTACATGCGTGCCATCCGCCACCAGCTTCTCCGCCTCCATCAGCTTCTCGCGCAGGTCGCTTGCAGCGGCTATCTCGCGGTCGAGCCGCTTCTCCATCCGCTCCAGCGCCCGCATCAGATTGCGGATGATGTCCTCGGGCTCCATCACGGGAAGACCGGTGTCGTGGATGCCCGGGGCGTGGGCTGGACCGTGTGCGCTGTGCTGCTCGTCGTTATTTGGTGTGACCATGGTGTGGTGTTGGTTGGTTGGTTGGTTGGTTTACTTCATTGCCTTTCTGATTTTCTTGCCGATCTCGCGGCACTCTGGCCCGCAAAACCGGTGACCCGCATTCAGCTTCTTGAACACCGTGCCGCAGTTATCGCACGGGTACTCCGCCAGAGGCTTGCCGCGCAGACCCCGCGTAACAAACCACACGCGCACGCTCTCGATGTTGGCCTTGCGTGAACATGCCTTGCTGCACCGCAAATGCACCGCGCACTGCTTCATGAACTTCGTGCCGCACTGGTCGCACGCGATGACCCGCAGCTTGTTCTGGCTCTCGGTGCGTCCGCTGTACTTGCCGCGCTTGGGCTTCTCGGGCGGGACAACCGCTCTGCCCTGCGCCACCAACTTGCCCACAATGGAGCGTATCTCATCTGGGTTTATCTTCATCAGGTTCATAAGCTCTTCTTTCGGCCAGTTCCCCGCCGCCCTTTAGCAAAATCTTTCATCAATCACAAAAGCCACTCCGGTGCCTTCACCACCGTCGGCGCGTCAACGTAGATGCTCACCGCGACGCCCTCGCTGCCGCTCTTGCACCAACGCTTGCGCACGGTCAAATCCGCCACGCGGCTGTCGTCCCCAACCCACATACCGCCATCCACCAGCGCGTCCATCACCAGCTTCGCCAGGTTGTCCGCATCCGGTTTGTGCGTGTGCGGCTGACCGTGACGGCTCTCCTCCTTGGTCGCGAAGTGAAAGGTCAACTCCATCGAAATCGCCTCAGTCAGCCCAAGCGACTCAGCCGTCTTGCCGGCCTTGCTTAAAACAACCCCCGCAGACGAGCGCAACAGCCTCTTCCACGCACTCGAGCCCGCATCCAAGGTGGACACCGCTCTCCCACGCACAAAACGCGGTCTTGGCTGCGGACGAGGAGTACCAGAAACGAAGAAAGTGAACGTCATAAAAGTCTATCGGGATTGTATACAATGCGAGCGGCGCGGCGGGATAAAACGGTCAGCAAACACAACGAGAAAAAAAACAAGGTCATCAACGGTCAATATAGAGGAAGTCAGCCTGCGAAGCAGTATCCCCTCTCCTCTCAGGCAAGCAACGCGGTAGACTGAGAGAAGAGAGAGGGGATAGTAGGAAGAGCGTAAGCGATGAGTACGCTACTCTCTATATAAGGGCTCATGTCCTCAAACATCGGTTTTCTTTCGCAAATCATACGGTTTTCAGGCACTTACGCAGCGTCCTTTTTTGCTGTTTTTTTTGTAGCGATTTTTTCTGTGGTGCAACACACGCAAACACCAGCTTGTTTTGCATGGCTTTTACTCTGTAAAACTGTTTCACAACAACCATGCAACTTTCTTACGCGACTATTGTGCAACAAAACAAGATGTTGAACATCAAGCATTTGCAAGGGTCTATTTTTGCCAGTTTTTTGGCGCATTTTCAAAAACTCGTTTTTTCGTTGCGAAACAAATCGAAACATTTGAGAACATTTTCTCAAAACACTCTGTAAAAATCTCTTGAACACACGCGAACACCCTGTGACGATAAAGCGCGTGCATTTAGCGCAATGAATATGGAAAACACTGAAAAGAAGAAACATAAGATGAGGGCAGAGTACTACCGTGAATGGCGTGCCAGAAAGCGCGTGAAAGCAGCCGAGGCAGCTACGGAAACCAACGACATCAAGGCAGATTTCAGGGCAGCACTCAGTGCAAGCGTTGCCCTGCAAAATGCTGTTGCAAGCCGAGAGGACACTATTCGTCATCTTGAGAAGATGGTCGAGCGGCTCTCGGGAGACCTATGCGCTCGCCTTGAGCGAATCGAGAGCGCATTGCAGGCAGGTGCACCGGCGGCTCCTCAGGCAGCTCCGGCATCTCATCCTCTGGAGTCGGCTGATCAAAAGCCTGCGCCCCCGTGGATGAAAAGGTAGCCCCCCATGCGGCTCGGCCGGCTTTGCCTACGCAGGTTCCGGTCTCCGCGTCGAAGACGTACTCGTTCCAGTCCGGCAGGGATGAGTACGCCCCAGCTTGGATGCTGGCACCGGTTTCATCCCCAGCCAGCACCCCGCCTGGAACATCAAGGTAGCTCTTCGACTTTGAGCCCTTGACTGCGCAGGAGACGATGAGCTCCTTCTGCAAGCCCTCCTCGATGAGGTGCCCGAACTCGCTCGCGCCAACTGCACGCAGCACCGGTGGAAGTTCCGACCGGCGCTTGTAGAGCCCGTTGGCTGCGTTCTTGTTCCCCAGCGTGTACGGGTGCAGGTTCCCTGCTGCCTCACGCACTGCCAATACCAGCCACGCAAGCCGCTCGGTCACGTTGATGGCGCTGTAGACGTCCAGCTTGGTGACGTCCTGAAGCAGTCCGTTGGCATCCCGAAGCAGTGTGCGCTCGCCGCGCATGAGTCCTGAGATATTCGCCTTGAGCACCCCGAACCGGTAACAGGAGTCCACACGCGGCGCGAGTCCCATGCCCTTCATGCGGCGCTCGTAATCAGTGGCGTGCCAGAACCCCAAGTTGATGCGGAAGTACGACGGTATGGCGCTGCTCCCGCGAATGCTGTTCTTCATGTCCTTGAGCGTGCGGATGGGCTCTGCCCCAGGCTTTCGGATATGGTGCGTTATCATGAGCGCCGCCCGAAGCTCCCCGCACACGCGCCCTGCTTCGCGCATCATTTCGGCTACCGCCAGCGCGTTGTTCTCATCCCCGTGGGAGACCGCGTTGAATGTATCCACGCACACAAGGCAGAGGTCAGGCACTCGCTTGAGCTCAGTGATGACGGCCTCCCACTTGGAAGAGGCCACCGGCGCTCCGCTCTTGGGGTCGCGCTCAACGAGCGGAAACGCCCCGCCAACCGCTGAGAGCGGTATCACGACAAGGCGCCGGCCGGCCTTTGCGATGAGCCCTCCTTGATCAATCTCAAGGATGCGCCGGTGCATCTCGGTCTGGCTGTCCTCACACAGCAAAAGAACAGCGGTGCCCCCGTTGGTGATTCGCTGCCCACACCAGTCCAAATCACCGCCGAACTCGGGATAAGCGGCCACTTTCAACGCTAAATCGGCGATTAGGCCAGTTTTCCCCGCTCCTCCCTCGGCGATGAACAGGTGCGGCTCGCCTTTGACGACAAGCGCCTCAACAAGGTAGGTGTGCTCTGGCTTGGGGTACTTGATCCACCGGTGCGCTTCCCATGCGGAGAACCACGACTCCGTTGGCGAACTCTGCGGGAGCTGGCGCACGGGGGATGGCGCCGACGCCGGTGCCTCTGGCTTGCCATTGCGGCGGATGTCCGCATTGACGAGCCCCTGCCACTCCGAAGCAAACCGTGCGTCCGTCCACGCTGGGTGCATTCGTTGCAGCATCCAGCCCCGTGTTTGCTCGCGGGCCTCGTCCATCGAGATGACGCCCCGCCGAACCATCCCGAGATTCGCTCCAGCCACCGAGTTGAAGGCATCCCACCGAGTCTCCCCGCCGGCGCCACCCTCGAACACATCCCGCTGGAAAGCCGGCTCCTGACGGAGCACGTTCCCACTGCCTACTCCGAACAGCCCTGCCTCCGGCGCCATGGCTTCCCCTGCTGGCAGCAATGTGCGCAGCCGCTCCCCTAGAGCTCCCGCGTTGTACACGCTCTCGGACTGCCACTCGATGACGGTCTGCACGGGCCTGCCCTGCTTGGCGTGGACGCTGCCGGCGAGTCGGATCGGTTGGTGAGCGCGTCCGTACGGGTTTGAGTCCACCCCGAGGCCCATGGCGGAGTCGCCGCCTGAGACCTTGGCAAGAGCGTCCCGCATCCGGATGGCCTGCTCGACCGGCACTTCATCATCCAGCGCGTACCAGACGTGCCGCTTCGGCGTGCCTTCGTCGGTTGTCCCACCGGAGCACACCACCAGCGACGGCTCACCCAACTGTTCGGTGAGCTCGCGCATCTTGGCATCAGTGTCCCCCGCATCAAGGTCTGCGACTAGCGAGCGCATCCGCGCCACGTTGGCGCTTGTTGCCCTCCTATCGCTTAAGATGCCTGGGACAACGAAGGTCGCCACGTTGTACTGCGCCCACCGCTCGGTGGCTGATAGCACGGGGGCGAAGCCCTCCTTGGCTGGCTCAACGAAGATGTCCTCACGGAAGACGCCTTCTTGCTCGGTGCCCTTCTCTCCGATACCGCGAACGCAGATGAACTCGTTCTCCTTCCAGTCTCGCTCTCCGAATATGAGGCGAAGATGCTCTTGGGCTTGGTGTAGGTCAACCAAGCCACGACGGTCTGTCAATGGCTGCATTTTGTTTGGGGTAGTAGTCTGTCTTACTTCAGCCAGAACGGCTTCGTGGTATTGGTGGCCTGAGTGGGAGCGTCCTCCCAACAGGTGTTCTTGAACGAGCAGAACTTGCACCGAAAGTCGGTGCGGTCTTTGCCGAGGCGCGGGAGTTCCTTGGGAGATTGAGCTTCGATGACGCGCACCGCGCGATCCGAGGCTTCTTGGGCTGCTAGCGCATCAAAGGGCACAAGCTCAACAAGCACCTCACCGGTGTCGCGGTTCAGCGCCGTGAACATCCCGCCTGCGGGGATGTCGAGGTACGCGCAGTAGATTTGCATCTGGGCGTAGTACACCGGCTTTGAAGCCTTCACGCCCTTGTTCTTGGTGTCGTTCCACGACTTGTCATTGAGCGCCTTGTTCTCCCAAAGCAGGGGGTACTCAACACCGGTGATGATGGGGCCGCCGGCGATGATGCCGTCGATGTGTCCACCGAGGCGCCCGTCAGCAGCGCGGAAGCCGAACTGTTTACCGTCGCTCTTCTCGGTGAGCAGGTCGAAGCCAGCAGCGCGGATGTACTTCGCCATGCGGTCTTCGCCGTCATGCCCCATGTCGAAGATGCGCAGCACCTCCGGTGGGAAGCCGGCGCCTTCGTCCTCGGGAGCGTGTTCGTACTCGTACCGGAGCCTGCGCTCACACGCCTCTCCCCAGCGCGAAGCACCGAGATAGTCCCGCTTCTCTTGGTTTGCCTGACGCGCCAAAATCGCGCCGTCGATGACGGCTGCGATAGCGGCTTGTGCTGGCTCGTTTCCGATGACCTTCTTGGTCTCTGGCTTAAAGATGCTCATCGTCGTTCTTAAGGGCGTAGAAGATGCCGAAGATTGCCAAGAGCAACACCAGCAGATACGCGGTTACAGAGGCTTTGTCCTCCTGTTGGTAGAGTTTCACGGTGTCAGCTATGGCGATTGCCGCAAAGATGATTGCCAGCAGTTTCATGCTTCAAGAATAGAGGGCCCTCAACGCCGCTGGCCAGCCGCCATTCGGCAATCTCGGATTCGAGGCGCTTGATGGTTTCAGTAGCGGTGTGTAAACGCGCTTTGTACTCGTCGCGCTCTTCAGCAGCTTCGCTCAAAGACCGGCAGGTGTATGCCAGCCCGAAGTGGTTCTCCCACGCAACCCCGCAGGATGTGCAATACTCACTCACGGCTGCACCTCCTCCCACTTTCCAATCGACCGTACAAACGCCTCTGCGCGTTGGCTGGCTGTTGCACACAGCAAAAAGCGAAACCCCGTGTTCGGCATCAGCTTCTCAACCCAGTGCGAGTAGAGCTTGAACTGGTCGTCAGTCAGCACCTTCTCCGCCTCGTGCATCGCGTTGAGGTCGACACAGTAGTTGGGCAATGGCATTGAGTTTTCAATGTGTATAAACCCAGCAGGCAGTGCCATTTGCACAAAACAAGGCACTCCCATTTCAGTAAAATCTTCAGTATGAAACTCAGTCCACCCACACGCCTCGGCGATGGCGCGGTTGATTTGTTCGTTGGTCATGGCTGCACTTCCTCCCACTTGCCGAGCACGCGAAGGAATGCCTCTGCCCGTTGGCGGGCGGTGGCTCTGATTGCTTTGAATGATGATCCGCACATATCATCCAACAATGCGTAATACATCCAATGCTTACTCTCTGGAGTAAAAATCATCTCCGCTTCGTGCATCGCGTTGAGGTCTTTGCAGTAGTCTGGATGTTCTCGAACCCGAATACCTTTGTCGTCAATGTGGACTACTGGTTTTACTCCCCAATTACACGCCTCAGCGATGGCGGCGTTGATTTGGTCGTTGGTCACGGTTGCACCTCCTCTCCAACTACCGAGGATTCCTCGGCAGTTTCATCAATCACTCTAGCTACAGCAGATGTGAGTAAGGACTTCCATCCCTGTCCCTTTGCGACAATGTGGTTATCGCCATTACTGTCCCGCACCAGCAGTACAACGACGTGCGCGTTTGTCTGCGCCTGTACGAGCGCTGGGATGCACCCAACAACCTGCTCTATGGTGTGACTGCTCACGGCTGCACCTCCTCTAACGTCGGCACCAACTCCCTCAGAATCTCGTTCTGCCGCATGCTCGCTGCCATTGCTGCGTCCCACGCTGCCCTCGCTGCCCTCGCTGCGTCCCTTGCTGCCCCCGCTGCGTCCCCCGCTGCGGCTCTCGCTGCGTCCCTTGCTGCCCACGCTGCGTCCCACACTGCGGCTCTCGCTGCGTAACCAGCTGCGCCCCTCGCTGCCCTCGCTGCGTCCCTTGCTGCCCACGCTGCGTCCCACACTGCGGCTCTCGCTGCGTAACCAGCTGCGGCTCTCGCTGCGGCCCCCGCTGCGGCCCATGCAATAGCCAACTCCTCATCCGTCGCTAAACCATCTGCGTGTCGCTCCGCAACCTCAACCGCATTTCGACTGCGCTCATCCGTCAACAAATGCCAAACCTCACGGACACAACGACAGGCGAACTTGCGAAGCAGATTGTCCGGCAGCACTCGGCAAGCCAGCCAGATACGCCAATCCGGTTTGAGGTCGTCGCGCAACCACAACTCAGCCACGGTCTCGCAACCCGTTGCCAATGCCCAATCTCGGCCATCGTTGCAGGCGTCGTGTTTGCGGAGGAAGTCGGAAAGCGCACTCACGGCTGCACCTCCTCCCACTTGCCCACCGTGCGAAGAAACGCCTCTGCGCGTTGACGGGCGCTGGCGTGGAAACAAATTGCTCCTGCCATCCTTTTAAGTTGCGCCTCCATTCGGTAAAGCGACTTTCCTAAAGTTGCCTCCGCCTCGTGCATGGCGTTGAGGTCGGTGCAATAGTCTGGCATATACTTATATGCGTTCCCGCCTTGTCCCTGGAGTTCTGGCGGATAGCCCCACAGCTTGTGATTGTGCCAAGGCCCACTGTCATGGATGTCAGTCCACCCACACGCCTCAGCGATAGCGCGGTTGATTTGTTCGTCGGTCACGGCTGCACCTCCTTCCGAAGCTCGGCAATGAGTGCGTCGGCGCATTTGACCGCCCAAAAGGCGGCTTTTTCCACCCCGCATTCACGGAGTGGGTAATCCGTCACAATCCCCTGCATCGCTGCAATCGCTGCACGCTCGCGGAGTGGGACATCGGCCAATAGCGACACGCCGAACGGGACCAACTGCCCGTTTCCGTTCACGGTGTGCAAGACCTCGCCAACTTGGGTTTTAACCATCACGAGTTCGCCGGGAGCCAAAGGTGTTTCGATCCTGATGTTCATTTCGCCACTTCCTCCGTAAACCTGACGTCGCTGGACATCACGCCTTTACCCGTCCCCGTTGGTGCTATCGGAAGAGAGGCGTCCTTGTCCGGAAACATCGCCCCGTGCATGGCGTTTAGAGTGTCTTTGAAGAGGTCGTGCAAATACCCCCGCATCTCATCCTCGGTCGGGGCAACTACTTGCTCAATCTCTCTGGCAAGGTCCGCCGCTGTCGGCGAGCTTTCCCCCGCGATCAGGACGTTCGGGAAACATTTGATGAGGAGGGCTCTGTACTGTTCTTCTTTGTCTTGTCGGCTCACGGCTGCACCTCCTCTAGCTTCAGTTTACTTGCGACCGTAGGACGGACTACTCCGACACGCTTAACAAGCTCAAAGACCGCGCGGGCTTTACCGTCCACGGTCACGGTGCTGGCCTGCCGAATGTAGGCATCCGGGTACATTTCCGCGATGGCTGTAACCTGCTCGCATGACAGCGGGCCAAGCACGGTCAGTAGGGGCGTGGAAAAGATAGGCTCACTCACGGCTGCACCTCCTCATCTTTCACGAACGCCCCGTTTGCGGACATCTTGCCTGTTCGGTGTTTGATCGTGTTCCATGCCGTCTCATAGCAGTGATGTAGGTTCCAGCCGTTCATGGCGCAAAGGTTTGTGAGACAAACCATTACGTCGCCAATCGCGTCTACAGCCTCGTCGTCGTTGCCCTTGATGATGGCATCGGCCAACTCGCCCATCTCGCTAACCGCCTTCAACGTTTGCGCGTTAGAGCCGGAATGCATAAGTATGCCCCGCGCATCAGCCCACGCGACGACCTGTTGCTCGATCTCTTCAATACTCATGCTTGCACCTCCTTCTCGCACTCAGGACACACCAAGTCCTCTCGCTTCTCGTCCCACTCCATGATGCAGGAGCATTTGCACTCCCGCTCTTCAACCTCTGGCTCGTTGGTGAGCCAGCTATCGTACCAGCTTGGTAGGTTCATTTTGTCTCCTTTCTGAGGCGCATGATTTCGGCCTCGATGCGTTTGAATGTCGCCTCGAACGCACGCCGGTTTGGGTGCGACTGAAGCAGTGTTTCCGTCAGTGCCAGAAGCTCGGTGGCTTCTTGTTCCAGTTTGGTTTTCATTTTGTTTTGGTTGCTGTTGTGATGCGGACAATCTCCCGTCGAAGATACCACGCGGCCTTCTCGAGGTCTTACCGCTGCGTTTCGTACTTGAGACCCGCCCTCCAGACGTACTTGATGACGTTTCCCAAGTTGAAATTGAAGTGTTCTGCGACCTGGATGCACTCGGTGCCAGAAGGGTGCTGGTTGTAGTGCTCCGGATGATCCACGGCGCTTGTTGTCGATGAGCTCGGGGAGGATGACCTCCCGCCACAGTTTGCTGTACATACGTTGTCTTTCGGTTGGGTTTCCATAGTCCTTTAGCCAAGAATTGCTTTTTTTATGCGTGCCTCGTTGAACTTCCACGTCAGCACGCAACTGGCGCGGTAGCGTGACATCCCGAACATGGGCACATCCGCCATGTGCTGACGCTGCGAGTCGGTAGGTGGCAACTTAATCCATGACCGCGTTTTGCGCGAGTTCGCTCTGTCCCCGTTTCGCCTCAAGAAGTCGTCCGCTTGAGCCAGCGCGAGCTCCTTGGAGTTGGTGCGGGTTATGATGGTGACCGCTCCACCGGTGACGCCGCCAATCGCGTTGTACACCTCCCCCAGCTTGATGACCGCACCCCACGCCGTCAGAGCGTTCGCCATTCGCACGGCGTCGCTGTACATCGACTCCCACCGGAACGGCGACATCTCGATGATTTGCATCTCCGACATCTCGAACGATTCGATGGTCTCAACCCCGTTGACCCGCACGGGGAAGACGTACCCGCACACGGGGCAGCTCCCGACCGCTGCCGGCACCTGAATACCGCACTCGGGGCACTTCTTCATGGGCGCCTCGCCGGTCTCGCTCTGGCGCACGAACAACCGGTCGCCCGCATCGATGTCACCATGCGTGAGCAGCGAGGCGCCGAAGTCCAGCACGATGCAATCGCTCTTAATGACCCCAGGGTATCGCTTCGCATCGATGCACGGCCTTAGCCCTCGCCCGATCATCTGGATCATCGTCGATTTCTGGCTACACGGGCGCACCAGAACAACGCACCCCACACGTTGGCAGTCCCAGCCCTCCGTCAGCTTCATCACGTTGAGCAGCACCTTTATTTTCCCTTGGTCGAACCGGCGCAGGATGGTGGCGTTGTCGTCGTCCGACATCTCGGAATGGACGGCCTCGGCGGTAATCCCCTCCTCACGGAATGCCCCAGCCAAGTGTTGCGCGTGTTGGATGGTCGAGCAGAACACCACAGTGGACCGGTCTGACGCCTTCTCGCGCCAGTGCCGCAGAATCTCCGAGTGAACGGCCCTCTTGTCCATAATGGCCTCGACTTCGCCCATGTCGAACTCTGCACCGGTCTTCTGCACGTTCTGGAGCTGGTCGTTGAGCCCGATGTCCATCCGGAACGCACGCGGCTGAACCAAGTTCCCCGCTGAGATGAGCTCGCCTACGGTGATTTTGTCGGCCACGTTGCTAAACACCGCCGTGAGCGCCTGCTTGTCCCCACGTTCCGGAGTTGCGGTGAGCCCCAAGATGACGCCTTTCGGAGACTTCTCGCGGAACGCCTCCGCAATCCTCATGTAGCTGTCAGCCGCTATGTGGTGGCAATTGTGGACTAAGTATCCGTTTGCAAAGTAGGTGTTTCCGTTTTCAACTTCGAGATTGTAGACAAAACCGTCTGGACACAGTCCTCCAAATGTCCCGCAACTTGTTTGTTGGTGAACCTCAACACTGTCCACCCGATAGACCTCAAAAATGCGTCTTTCTTTTCGTCCTGTGCCTTCCTCTTTAGAGCTAAATGAGAGTTTCCATCTACCTCGATTGCAACTTTCAGTTCTGAATTGCCAACATCCACCTTGTAACAAGTTGGATAAAGCCTTTCCGAGTATTTCCGTTTTGTCGGTATGGCAACCTCCATTTGCCACCCTAGGGCAGATGCTATCGCAAGCTGATGGATTGTTGGCCCAGTCCCATTCCCCTTTCTTACCGGCGGCATCCACTTCATTGCTCTCAGTTTTGTTGAAACAATTTCCCGAACCGCTGGATTGTGCATTCCATTTGTCTTTCTGAATTTTGTTATCTCCCCTCCATGTTTCTCGAAGCTGTTGCGTATGGTTCTCCTTGAGAGTTCCACTTTGCACTCCTTCTGTCCGCACAGCCTGCCTGGGCGTGCGCCTCGATATGTTTTGACGGGTATTTCCTTCTCGCAGATTACGCAGTTTGCCATACGGTATGATGTTAACCATCATGTCGCTGCTGGTCAAATCTTTGGCAGCGACAAATCCTCTTTGAGTCCAAACCGGATGACTTCCAGTGCAGTTAAGCACTTCACCTCCAACAAAATGAATCGAAACAAAGCTTGTTGGCTTGCTCTTAAATAAATGTGTCACCGTTCCTTTTCCAAGATGGGTTTTCACATTGTCGCCGATAGCGATTTCTTCAATTGGTTTACCGTCAACCAGTGTTCCTTTTGGAAAACACTCGTCGATGAACAGCGCCGACATACCACTTGGCATCGTTGCCAAGTTGAGCGGCCTGCACAACGTCTGCACCATGCCGAAGGTCGCCCCGCTGGACCACGCCTTTCGCTCGGCGTTGAACACATCGACCTTGGCCGACGGGTTGTACCGCTTGAAGGTCTCTTTGTTCTGGGTGACAAGCTCGTCGCGGTGCTGGATGACGAGTACCGGTGCTTTCTTCACGAACGGCGCAAGAATCGCGCTGCCCATGACCGTCTTACCTGCGCCAGTCGGCGCGATTCCTAGTGTGTTGCCGCACTTGCCCAGTGCGTCGATACAGGCGTCAACGAACTGCGCCTGCCTTGGTCGTAAAATCATGTAAGTGCCTTTGTTTCACTGACGCAAAAATGAAAAAGCGTCGTTGCAGGATCTCCCTGCACACCATGCGGCTTGAGAATGCCGCTGGTTCTACCTCAAAAAAGGGGGGCGAGACAACCATTATTGCCCCGCCCCCCCCAACCTCAAACAAACTGTGCTACTTCAGCCAAGCAGGTTTCTTGCCAGCCGTCGCCGCAGGCGCGGCGGTCTTCGCTGCTGGCACCGGTGCTTTCGCCTCGGGCGCACTCTCATTGGCTTGGTTCCAGAGCTTGTGCCCGTTGCTGCTTGGGTTTGGTGAACCCCAGTCGCTGATGGAGTTACGGTCAGCGCGTCCGTCTTTGCCCTTGTCGATACCGACCTTGATGACGACCTCAGCACCATTGAGCGCCTCGATGATTTGTCCGAAGTCACCGCTGTTGAACTGCTCGTAAGAAGCGGGGTCTTCGTAGTTGAAGACACCTCGGCTCTCAAGAATGCGAGTAATCGCCCCGATACCCATCTGGCGCCACGCCTCGCTGTTGGCTTCATCGAACGGGTTGCAGATCATGCCGAACACGCGTCGGTTGTTGTACTGACCCCCTTGGATGGCGAGCTCGATGGAGAGGTAGTCTCCACCGGTGGACTGACTGCTCTTGCGCTCCTTCACCACAAGGACGGCTTTCGCCACTGTCCCTTTAGGAATGAGTTCCATCTCTGTTGACCCGACGTTTGTTGACTGTGAATTGAACATGACTTTTGATTTTTGTTTTTAGTGTTTTTAATGTTTGGCGGTGTCGATGCGTTTACCTGCGCGGATCTTGGCGAGCACCTTCCCAAGGTCAGCGGGTTCTTGAAGCTCCAGCGTACCGGAGCGGTCTTTTGCGGGGTAGCCCCACGGGTTTTGTTGGTGGCAGACGAAGGCGCGGTATTGCGACTTGTCCTCTGCCTCGAAGTTCTGAAGCGTCAGAACGAGGTCAAAGATACCAGGCAACTCGCGGCCCGTCTTCGAGCCCTCGATTTGAACGTCCCAGTACTTCCTCTTTAGCTCATCCTCCTGCTGCTCCAGAATCCCCACCAGCACCACGTTCTTGTGGCAGTGCTGTAGTTGGGTCACCCAGCGAATCATCTCGCGTCCAAGAAGCCCGTAGGCCCCACGGGTGTCGGGCTTGCCGGTCTTGTCGCTGAACGCCTCGGGCTGCTGCTGACACCATGCGAAGCACATCCGGCTCGCCACGGTGATGGAGTCAACGAACAGCGTCTCGTACTGCTCATGACCGGACGCCGGCCCAAACGCTTTCACGACGGACTCATACGCCGACTTGGAGTATGAACCGTTGGCGTCAGCAGGGTCGGGACCACCCAACCACAGGGCGATGGCCTTGGCCAGCTCCCACGGGTGAGCGCCCATCTCGTTGCTTGTGCCGCGAATGTCGAGGCAGTCGCCCTTCCAGTCCTTCCCAAGCGCCAGCGTACCGGCCTCGAGGTCAACGAAAAGGGTGCTTTTCGCGTCCAGCGTGCGGGCTTGGTAGGTTTTACCAACACCGGCAGGTCCGAACACAACCGCCTTCACGCAGTCCGAGGTGCGCTTGAGGCGCTCGTCTGCTTTAATGATTCGCAGGCTCATTTGATGAAGGTGATACGGGGTTCGCTGAACTTGGTGGTACGCGCCTCCATAACGCGCCGCAGCACGTCTTCGTTGCCGATGCGCTCGATGGTCTTTGCCGACACCGACATCTTGGTGGTGACAAGCTCCCGTGCGTCAGATAGCGGCAGCGACTCGTACAAAGCCTGCAACTTGCCCTGATCCCACAGGTAGGTCGCCTTGACTTCGTACGTCAGCTTTACGCCGTCCACTTCCGTTGTGAGTGCGCCGTATCCACGGCCTGACTCTGCCAGTAGGTTTTGGAGGTTCGCCCCATGCTCTTGCATGATGGCCTGCTCCAGCGTTTGGATTTCTTCTTCAAGGGCGGAGATTTTTGTGAGCCGTTTGGCTATCTCCTCCCGCATTTTTTTCAGGTTCATTTTCTAGTTCACGTTTTAGTTTATGGCACACGTCTTCGAGCCGAAGCACCCAGCCTTCGCGGTGTGCAAGCGCCACAAGCGCCGCAAACTTCTCCAGCGGGATTTTCCGTCTGCGAATCCATGTTGATATTGTTCTCGGTTGCACAAGTACCCCCGACAACACCAACTTCTTCCAGAGCAGGTTCTTTCCCCCGAACCGGAAGACCATGTGCCTCGCATCTATTTGGTAGCTCATGGCGAGGATGAAGATGTACGCATTTTTTGCGTATCGCAACATCTTTTTTACTTTTGTCGCAAGCTGCTTCCTTGCAACGTGTTGAGCCATGGAACCTGTCTCTTTTGACGCTCTGATTGAGAAATACACCGGTGTTCACGGCATTCAAGCGGGGCTGCTTGTCCTCGCTCCGAAGGTACACTCCGACTCTGGGCCCATTGCCACCATGGGCAGCGCACTGCCTCCGGACACCATTATCCCTAAAGGCGCAGGGATTTACGACGAGAACGGCATGCTCCCGAAGATTGAAGGCAAGGGCCTTGAGTTTATCGCTTACGCTTAGGCTCAAGCGCCTTCTCGAAGAGAGCCGCTTCAGCGTCTCTGCGGCGTTGCAAGCCTTTGGTATTCGGCCACAAACGCTTCATCGACCGGATGAGTTCCGGTACGTCGTAGAACCGGCGGTCACGCATGGCGTTCTGGATGCCCAGCATCTCGGACCGCCTGTCCCCCGCGAGGGCTGTGCCACGGTTGAACACCAACGAGATAAGAGCGTCCCGCGCCTCGTCTGGCAGGTCTTCGGCCTGCGGGTAAATGCGCAGCATACGCAGGTAAAACATGGGCAACGTGTTCTTCTGGAAGACCTCAACGGCCTTCTGCCAAAGCACCACGATAGAGCGCATTGTGGGCGAGGAGTGCAGGAGTTCACGGGCTGCGTTTGCCTTGACTCCGAGGGCGGCGGTGAGCGCAAGGTAATCGGACTCGGGGAGCAGTTCCTCCCACGCTTCCGAGAACTGTTGCGGTGTGCTATAGCCCAAGTCGTAGCCAATCCCAATCGTGACGCCGCTTTGCTCCCCAGGCCACGTCGGGCTCTGAAGGAACTTGCGGTAGTACTCCTCACCGCCGCCCACCTCGAAGTCGATGATGAGCTTTAGACCCGCGTCTGAGATGTTCATTTGTGCTCGGTGAAGAACCGCTCAGAGATTTCGCTCACCTTCTTCCACAGCTCCTTCCGGTCGTCCTCGCACTCGCGAATCTTCTGCGAGAGATACCAGATAGCGATTGCCATCGCGCACGCCAGCGGCCCTTGAGCAACAAGTTGGTTCACCATGGGTTCAAACGAGATGTCGGCAATCACGGTTTTTCTTTCCTGAAGATGTTGATAGCTGAGTAAACGCTCACGCCGGCCGTGAGGATAGCGTCCGCTTGGTCAGGCGCAATCTTAACTCCAAAGACCGTGAGCAGGCTGATGATGCCGCGCCATGTGGACGGCTCCATTAAACGTGCGAGGATGTATTTCATGGGTGTGTGGGTTAGTTCCTAGGGTCGAACCAAAGAAGCTCGATGTCGATTGGCGGTGGGTCTTGTTGTGGGGTGTTCATGGGATTATGCGCTTCGGCCTGTCTCAAACCATTGTACTCCGTCATGCTTCAGGGTTAAGGATGTGTTTGCCGATGCTGCGAAGTTGGCCCCTCCTGAGAGTTTCATGTTCTGGTTTGATCCAGTTGCTGAGAAGACAGTCAGCGAGCCGTTGAAGATTAAAGTCACCTCTCTCCCCACCCATCCCCATCTCAGCGACCCGAAGGAAGTTGTGCCGGAAATCCTGAACACATTTCCCGTCATTGGAATCACCGCTGGGTCTGAGGATGCAACTACTTGAGAAGTGGCTCCAAAACCAACAGCTCCTGAAGTTGTAGAGGTGAAGTTTCCAAAGTCACACTCAGATACAAAGATGGTTTTGTTTGAAACTGATGTGTAGATTGGAACATTAGAAATGACGTTGAACTTGACGTTTGCGACGTGAATAATCGAATTCGCATTGTCTGTTGTGATTCCTATATCTGTGTTCCTGATTATTCCGCCTGAAATAGAAGCGTTCCCTTGCTGCACAAAGATGCCAGCGATTTTTGGATACCAAGCAGAGAATGACTCACTAAAAGTAGTTTCAGAAGCAACCGTGTTTACCACCAAGCCATACCAACACGCTCCTGCCTGACACCCAATCATCTTTGTGTCAACGCTGGTGCCAGTAATATCAAATCCAATACTATCAACATGGGTTGCTGAGCCAGATGCAAAGTTCTGGTCTACACTGCAACCAATCAGTGTGCTGGAGTTCGCATTCTCTATTTTGAAGCCTGTTTTGTATCCGTAACAGAAGCAGTTTGTGAACTTAATCCAGTCTGCTCCGTCATGCGCGTAGTACGCTATCCCTGACCTACTTGTTCCAGAGCTTGGGTATATGTTTGTATTGGACGCAAACGGCCACATGTGACAGTCGGACACATAGCAAATGTCATAAGCACCAGTGATTTCGATGCCATTGATGTTGTCCCCGTAGACTCTGTCTATCGTGTGTCTTTGCTGGCCATTGCTGTAGAACAGCTTATTGAACCCAAGAACCAATAGGTTTCGCAATGCTACAGCGTTGCCAGTCGCCCAAAGTGCTGTCCCCGTGTATCCGGTTCCGCTCTCCGTTGGGAACGTCATTCCGTTCCTGTAAATAAGGATATTCTCAATCGAGGATGCTTGGGCCAAGAAGATTGTCGCAGAGGATGCAAGGCGGATGCACGATCCTGCTGAACTGTATGTCTGCGCTGTTGGCGGGCCAGAAACATCTGGATTCACCCATGATCCTTGTAGGCAAACTTTGCCCTTAATGGTGATTGACGAAGCAACCAGATATTTCCCGTTGTTTCCCAGTACAACTGTTCCTCCCGTTGTTTCGATACTGTCAATCGCTGCCTGAATCGCCGCCGTGTCGTCCGCCACCCCATCCCCAACCGCGCCGAACTGCGTGACAGTTACAAATGCGCCGAGATTCACCAATGGCAGATACTTTGCTCCTGAAGCTGTCAGGCTCCCTGCACCGGTGAATGTGGCGCCGCTATCGACAAGCCAAGAAACGCTCGAGGACGCCACCGGAGAAGAGTTGAGCAGGTAGGTGCCAACAGGAACAGAAACCTGCACAGGCGACAAATATGCCGCCGCTGCGGTAAACGCCGCCGTGTCGTCCGTGGTGCCATCCCCGACCGCACCAAAGTCCTTCACGCTGACGGTCTCCGCCAGCTTCGCTTCGACGTTGGTGAACACCGAATCAACCGCAGGCAGTTTGTAGGTGACGTCCTGCGCGTCAACGCTGGCTGCACTGTCGTAGTTGTAGCCGATGTCGAACACGAACTCGTCCCCGTTAGCGGCCCCAGCCGTCAGCGTGACTTGGCTGTAGCCGGTCTCGCTGTAGTCTTGGCCAACGATGAGTCGCAGACCGTTGCGGTAGACGAACAGGTTGTTGGTCCCAGGCACATAGGTGCGGCTCAAGTTGAACACCGTCTGTCCTGCAATCGCCGTGATGACCTGCTGGTAGGTGCTACCGGCGCTGGAAGTCGGGTCGGTGTAGTTGAGGTCTGAGAACACCTGCTCGCCCTTGTTGTTGGTAACACGGAAGGAGTAGGTGATGAAGCTCGTGTAGATGCGCCCTGGGGAGCCGTTACGCGAGAGGTAGCCGTTGATGGTCCGGATGGGCTGCGCAGCCGGCTGGGTGAGGGCCGCGTCCCAGTAGACCGGTATTGGGTCCGTGACAGGGTTCAGGTTGGCGGAGCCAACGTAGACGTAACCGTTGTTGAGCGGAGAGCCGTCGGTGTCGTTGAACGACGGGAAAGGGGACTCGATGATGTATGGCATGGTGTGTTACTTTTCCTCCTTTTCGGATTGTTTCTGGCCGTAGAACTTAGCGTAGGGGCGTAGTTTCTTGATACTATCAGGTGTTTGGCCCCTGAGAAGCTCAGCGGCTAATTTCGGGTTGGTTTGCGCTTCAACAAGGATGTTCAAGGCAACTTTAGACGGGTCTCCTTTTGAAGCGAATCGAAGCAGAGACGAAACAGCGGTGAAGAACCTTGCCCCAGCTCCGACTTTCTCATCAAGACCAGCAGCGATGCGTTGCAGCGCCCCGAGTGAGTTGTTCTTGTTTATGTCGGAGAGATTGCTGCCAATCGCGGTTCTGAGAGCTGTCTGTGATTGGCCTTGGGTCGTTCTTGTTGGACGAGCGAGCAGTTCGTACTGCTTGCGAATGATGTCCAAGGCTTTCATCTCCTTGGAATCTTTGCCGTACACCTTCTCCAGCACGGCTCGCTCTCTTAATCCCTCAATAAGGAAGTCGTTCAGCTTTCCGAAAAGGGCAGCAAACTCGTCTGGCTTTACCGGCTCCGCTTTGTTGAGCGTTGTCTCAACCCGTGAATTGCTCCGCAGATTTTCATTGAGATAGCTGCTAAGCGCATTCTTGAACCCTTCTTCAGCCTGCTTGTTGCCACGCAGAGTCGCCATGATTTCAGAGGTCATTCCAACAGGGTCGTCGGACTTGAAAATGCTGGTTAAAGCCATTTTAGCGTCCTTGCCGAGAATCTTGTTCACAGCCATGCCTTGGATGCGCTCCTGCTCGTTCTTGAACGCTTCCTTGGCCTGTTGCCTCTTCTCTCTTTCAATAACCGTTTCGCGCTGTTTTGCGCCGACTTCTTTTGCAGCAAGTTCAGCTTTTGCCTCGGCGGCAAGTTCGCTGGCAAGTGTTTTCTCTTGCTGCGCACGCTCAACGCCAGCTTCCGCTGTACGAATGTCCGATTGAGCTTTATCGACAGCAGCCCTTGCAGATGGAAACACTCTGGAAAACTCCCTGTTCTTCCCTTGCATGGCCCAGTTTTCCATGCTCTTGACAGTCGGCGCAGACCCAACTTCTTCGGAGAACTTGTCAACAAACCAGTTGTCGATGGCCTGCTGCGCAGCAGGGTCTCCTTTGACTGACTCCTTAAGCTGCATTAAGGATTCAAGGTCGGACGTGTAGGCGTCGATTGTCTTGCTTGCAGATGTCTTTTTGTTGGCCGCGCTCGTAACAACACCTGAAGCAGGACCGTCGATGTACTTGCGTGCGTAATCAAAAAACAGCCTGTTGGCCCTCGCAAACAGCGGAGAAGCGTTACCGGCAGTTTCTAGGTCTGCCTTAAGCGAATCTTTCACCAGCCCCAGCCAGCGTTGATAGGTGCGGTTGTCGGTGTCTGAGAGCTCTCCAGAAACGTTCCGGTAATCAGAATCAATGTCCTCAACCCTGTTGACCCTGTTTTTTTCCGGTTTCCTAATCAAATCTCGAATCATCTTCGAGAGGTAGTCTGGAATCTGTCCCCGCTTTCCAGCCTCCTTCTGAACACGTTTTAGAGCCTCAATGGTATTCGTGTAGTCAACGACAAGATCACCGGCCTCCTCGCGAGCTTTTGCATATGCCTCATCGTGCAGCGCCTTTTCCTCCTTAGCGTTCCTCAGCAGCACCTCTTCAACGGTTTTGCTTGAGTCCGACCGAGACCGGCCTCTCTGCGCTTGAGCAAACTGCTGACCGGCCTGCGTTAGACGCGCCGCGCTGGCTTCAAGAGCAGCATCAGCGGCAATCGCCCCCTGCTGGGCTGCCTTAAGGTTGTTTCTGGACTCGGAGAGAGCATCGTTGAGTGCGCTTACCGCCTCGCGGTTGCCTTTTTCAATCGCGCTGTCTCTTGCGGCTTCGGCAGCTCTGATAAGTTTGTCGTGTTGGGCTTGGATAACGCCTTGAGCAGCCTCAATACCGGCGCCTCCTTGCGGCTGGAGCGTTGCGCCCAAATCAGAAGCAACCGCTTCGCGCGTTTGCTGGCGGATGTTGCGCAGGCCAGCATTGGTTGTCGCCAAGGCTTCCTGCAACCCAAGCAGCCCTTCGTTGCCTGAAATCTCACCGGCGAAGAACGTCGCCCCTGGGGACGT